AGGAGTTGATTGATATAATCCACCTATAAGCATATGTTTAGATGAACCATCTGACCAATCAGCGTCATCTGTATAAACAGCATCTGCGCTTCCACCGCTAGATATTTCTACATATAAAGCTCCAGAAGCATTCATTTGAAATGGAACATAATCTCCATTCGCTCCTAAAGCAGATAATGTATCACTTCGTACACCTAATACAAATTGTCCTGTATCACCACTTGAATGTTCAGCATCCTCTGCGTATTCAGCTCCAGCTACTATATCTACTTTTATTGAATCGTTAGAAGTATTTAATACCTTATTAAGAACTTCTTGTTCGGTGTACCCTCTTAAATCAGTTGCCATAATTAACCTCTATAAACTATTGCTGTATCGCCAGAACCCATTGTAACAGCAGAAAATCTACCATAAATCGTACAACCTTCTGGTACTTCTACAGTAGATAAACTATCACCTAACTCTGTATCAACAGATGTTGCTGATACTGTACCACTTGCTGTGTTATCAGCAATTACTTCACTACCTACTAATACTGTAATAGCAACGTAAGTATGTGAATTAACAGTTTGTCCTCCTGCTACTATATCCCATCCAGCTTGACCTAATTGTACATTAATGCCTTCGGATGCTGTATATGCGTTTAATCCTTGTGCCATATTTTCTCCTATTTACCAAAAATTCTTTCTAATCCATAACATGAAAAACATATTATCCTAAATCTTCCCACTTACCTGAGCTTTCAGTTTGCTGTGTAGCACCATAAGTATCAGTATAAGCCATTGTATCTTCCCAATTATAATCTACACCTTCCCAAAATAAGAATCCAAACTGCATTAATTCAGTACCTAACCAAGATGCAGCTATTTCACCACTAGATTGTGTCCATGTAGCAGATATATCTCCTGAAGAACTAGACCAAGTAGCTGCTTTATCGCCTGATGATTGTGACCAAGTAACAGCCATTATTTAATCGCAAACGGTGTTATAGGATAATTCACAAATATTCTTCTTTTATTACTTTGGTCATCTCCAACTTTTTTCCAAAATTCTCTCATGTAATATTCTTTTTTATCTAGTTCCCCATTAGAATCAGCTACCATAGATTTTAAATAATCTACACAAGCTAAACTTAACATTCTAGTTAGGTTTACATGGTCAGCCTCATCTGGACTAGTTTGATTAGTCAGAGTTGGCTCATCATTACCATTCAATTCATTTGGGTCATTATTAACAAAAGGTTCTACAAATGCAGTACCTTCAAATCTTAATCCACTAGTAATACTTTCATCAGGGTATATTAATTGTTTACCATAATATTCATCAGGTAAAGATATTCTAATACCTGCTAATGTATCAGTAGCTCCACTAGTTTCTACATACTGCCATAGATGTATATTTCTACCTACAGTTTGAAAGAACCACGTTTTATGTGTATCATAACTCATATTTTATTCTATTCTGGGTCTGTATCCTCAGTCACAACTGGACTGTTTGTTAACCTTCTAATTTTTTTATACTTCGAATCTGTCGTATCTTTCACAGATACACTCTTTAATTTAATCATATTTGCAGGAAAAGGGTACTCTCTTGTGCCATCTGATATATTTGTTTTCCATGTAGCTGTATGTACATCTACTTGAGATTGCATCAGGTGAATAGCGTCTTTAATAAACGCTATAGCTAAAGAGGTATTTTTTATACCTGACCTTTCCATCATTTCTAATACTGTCATTTAAACTCCTGCTACCATTACGTTAACTGTTGCTTCTCTAGAACCATCTGAATAATGACCTGCATGTATTTGACAATCAGCTATAGCTTCTCCCATTTCCATAGGAATTACAACAGATTGACCTGGGTCTAATACAGCAAAAATTTCACCACTAACTGTTATACTTATTGTAGTATCTGTTCCTAGCATACTTACAAATTCAACAGCTAAAACATGGACTGTAGCTGGTAAAGTTCCATCTGTTACAGCCACATTACCTTCAAAAGCAGTTCCATCATTAAGACCATCTGCTGATGTTACATCTACTACTACATTATTCCAATATGCAACATCCGCATCTGTATATGCTGTATTCATTGTATAACTACCACCCCATGAGCGAGAATCAGCGTTTCCATCTAAAGCTCTATGTGTATATGCTATTCCATCTACAGTTACATCATTATCTTGAACAATTTCTACAGATGTAGTTACTCTTATTTCATTTGCCATTTGTTAAGCTCTTTGTTGAGCAGCTTGAGCTGCCATTGTTCTACCAATTATTTTTGAATTATTTTGAATGTACATATTTATTTCTTGTACAGCCCACTCATAATACTTTTTAGATTCATTTGCATAATGATTAGGTTTTAAGTTAGAATTTTGTATAGACACTTGTAACTGAGCTTGATATTCAGAATTTTCTTCATTGAATTTATTAATAGCATCTTGAACTTTAGCTTGATATCTTGCAAGTTTTTCATTCTGTTCTTGTTGCCAAGCTTGTAATGATGTTTGTAACTCAGTTTGATATTGTGATAATTTTTGTGAATATTCTGATACTTCAGTATTTACTTTAGCTTGATATGTATTTACTTCAGCTCCATACTTTTGTAACTCTAATGTATAATCTTGTATTGAAGCTTGTAATGTTAAGTCACCTTCTTTTTGAGCTTCTTGAGCATCTATATTAGATTGTTGAATATTTTTTTGTAGACCAGCTTGATAAACAGCATTTGTTTGATTAAACGCTGCTGTAGCATCTCCTAACTCAGCCTGAAAAGCGCTTATATATGTACTTATTTTTTGTACTTGAAGAGCTGCTAATTCACTATCCTCTTCATTTTCTATAAATTCTCCTAAAATATCCCACCATTTATCATAATCTATTTGGTCTCCATCTATATCTACAGTTCCATCTGACATAGAAAGTAATCCTTTTGTTACTGCAGCTCCTTCTACACTTGGAGCTGTATAAGTAGGAGCCGAAGGAAGAGAAGCTACGTTAACAGTTCCTACACCTGGAGATGATATTGTAGGATTAGCTGGTGGGCTAGGAGCTACAACTGTAATATTAAACACTCCAGGGTCTGTCTCACTCAATCCACTAGTATATGAACTAAATGCAATTCTAGCTTCCATAGACGGAGCTATATAAGTTGGAGCATTTTGTGTAAAAGATACACTAGCATTGCTCGAAGCTAATTTACTAAATTCAGAAGAACACGCATGAAATATGACAGCTCCTCTTAAATCACAATCATCATCTACCTTTAAAAAATCTACATAATTTACAAGAGCAGTTTCCGAATCACTTGGATTAGGCTTAACTATTACCTCATTACCAGCTTTTATATAATACTTAGGAAATGTCTCTGTAGCAAAATGAAGACTTGAACTATTTGAAATAAAACCTTGCATTGACTCAGGTACTTCTTCTGCACTAAATCCATTTCTTTGTACATCTATAATATTATCAGTTGGTTGTGGTAATGTTATTGTTGTCGGTGATGAATCTCCACCATGAGTACCAACAGCTGTACTTGTACCAGCCCATTTCATTAAATCTTTAGGTATACTTGAAACTACCCATTTCTGAGCAGTCTTAATAAACTGGTCATCTGCATCTGCTACACCAGTTATATTTTCTATATCTAATTCTATATTCGTTGTTGCCATAAATTTTTATCTTTCATCAGGAAGACCCTCTCTCGGAAGAAAGGAAGCAAAAAACCAAAAGAGGGTTAGTCTTCCTAATTACATCATCACATCACGATATTAACCATGAGTTTCAGACTTTCAGTTTACGATACTGAGAAACTAGCGTCATGAGCTCCATGTCCACTAACATACCAGTAAGTGCCATCACAAATAAAATCAAGATGGTCTCCTACAGAACCAGCTGCTTCTACTATAATAGTAGTTCCAGCTAGAGTAAGATACGCATCTCCACATTCAGCTCCACCCTTTAAAAGAGCAGTGCCTTCACTAGTTGTGATTGAACTATCCGCTGTTGTATCTGTTGCTATGAACTTAAAACTACAACCAGCTTTTACGGCTGGTAATGTAATAGTTCTAGCTACAGTACTTTCAAGGAAGTATGTTTTTCCACTATCATTCATATCTAAGACATGAGTTGAAGCGGATGAACTATCCATAGTGAAACAATATTCACCTGGGCTATAACTAGCTTTCGCTTTTTGATTAGTTCCGCTACCATTAGCCATTAGTTACCTCCTTAACCAGCATTAATAGCTGCAATAGCATCTGGGTCATTACCATCAGATACTAAAGCGCCATTAACCATCCATGCAGTATCATCCACAGCGATTAGCCTAACACTATCACCAGCTTTTCCACCTAGTGTTTGAGAATCGTGAACAAAGTCCAGATTATCATAACTAGCTACTGTACCGATAGCTGTAGCATGGTCAATAGACTGAGCACTAGATTTAGTCTTAGTTGTTGAATTGACAGTTACAGTTCCGAAGAAACAATCGCCTGAGCTAGCTACAATAGTAGCTCCAGCTGTAGTATCTATCATAAACACAAAATCAAAGACCATTCCAGCTTCAGCGGTAGGTAATGTAACTGCAATAGCAGCTGCATTTACAACTATAATCTTTCCTGCATCAGCAGAAGTTAAAGTTGTAGCAGCTGTTAAAGTTCTCACACCTAAGTTTTTCCCGCTTTTAAGTCGGTCTATCTTATCGTCAGCTTTATTTTGTCCATATAAAGGATTTGCCATAATTAGTACCCTCCTTTATGACCAGTAGGCATGGGATTCAGGCATCTGAAACTCCATACCAGCTTCGGTTTGGATTAAGTCAACTCTACGGTCAACACCACTATTTTCTAAGGTTTGAACACCAACATAGATTGATGTGTCTCTATTAAGTCCGTTACCGACCAATGGTCTATAAGCAACGTGCTTCATATTAACAGCTAACATCTTAACTTTAGAACCATCAAGGTGAACATTACGAGTTACGTTCATGTCACCATAAGGGGTACTAATAGTTGTAATATCAGCTCCAAATACCTTCTTCTTACCAGTTAACGCCATATCAGCTCTAAAGTTAGGTGAAATCTCAAGATTATTTGAGAAATAACCACTTAGCTTATGCAACCAATTATAGGTTGAAGTATCCACAAAGAACAATGTTGCGTTAGCATTATTGTATCGTGGGTCTAAGAAGTTACTTAAATCATCTAAGAAATCATCTTGTGTTTTAGTTGCTGTTGACAAGATAAAGACATTACCATAGCTTGAAATGAAGTCAACTGCTCCTTGTGTATACCACTCAGTACCTGAGTCGTATTGAGAACCAAACAATAAAGATTGTTCAATATCCCATTTGTGTTCTACTAATTTCTCTCGCCATATTCGAGCCCACTCGTTAGGTTCATACTTTAGCACAGTAGCACGAGTTGTGTTATCCATTGCCATCGCTGTTTTCCATATTTGAGTACGACCGTATGCAGTCGAGAAAGGCTGGTCTTTCCATGTTTCAGGATAGCCAGTACCTTGACCATGCGCAGTACCAATCACATAAGACCTAATTGGTTCTAATTGACCCGCTATTGAGCGGTCATATGTTTCGTTAGAACCATTACTTGAACCAGTTTGAAATCCGTTGTCAGCAGAAGAAGCATTAAAAGCGAAAGACGCTAACTCATTTCCTGCACTATCGAATTTAACAATTGGTCCACTAATCTTAACACACTCCATGTTATCATTATCAACACCTCCATTACTGCTAATATCTGAAGTAACTACTGTGCTAATTTTCATAACGTGGTATCCATCAACGGAAGTACCAGTAGTTCCATTCATAACAGGTATTTTCACCAGTTGACCTGGTAAAAAGAATGTAGGTCTTGTTCCGGTTCCACCAACAGTTACCTTATCGCCTGACTGACCATAAACGCTGGAATTATGTCCAGACGCTTTATAATCAGTAGCCATATAAAGAGCAACATTGTGAGCGACAGCAGAAACTGCTGCACCCGCATCAGATTTGTCTAACTCGGAATTATGATACTCAGGTGAGCCATTTGAATCAAATGCCACAACATAAGCGTATCTTTTGTGAGATGAAGGTCTGCGTTCGGTATATTTAAACTCTGGGTCATCTGTTGGTTTCTTCGCAAGTTTAGATACGAAACGAAAGAAAGGGTCCTGAGCTATTGCTAGTTCAGAAACTCTGCTTCCGAAATCATATTGTCTACGAAGTACGCCAGTATCGAGACTTGTCCCTAATCGGGACCCAGCCGCACCAGCGCCTACATCAGCAGTTGATTCCATTGTAAATAAATCAGCCATTTTTTACCTTCTCCTATTTACTATTAAGCGTCTGCTAATGGCTGAAAAAATCAGTTATTAGCCAAACGCGTTGTCCAGTTTCTGGTCAATACCTAGTATAGAATCAAATACTTGGTCATCCTTAGATGTTTCAACTGTCGCACTACCTGCTGTAGCTAATGAACGTGGTTGCTCTTGTGTCTTTCTCATCTGTGTAGCAACTTGCTGTCTTGCGTTATCAGCAATATTAGATTCACGTTCTCTTCTTTTCATAAGATAATAAATATCATCCAATTCAAGAGATTTGTTTTTAGCGAAATCAACAAAAGTAGACCATTCATCATCTGTCATGTCTACCTTTTGCCTAAATGCAGTCTCCCGTGCGAGTCTTTGGTTTTCTGTTTTTTGTTTTCCTAACTCATTGTTAAGTCTACGTTGAACAATACCATCAACTGTAGCCCCAAATACTTTAGCTGAATCCGACTTAGGGTCAGTAAAAGCATCATCTGGGTCAAATTGAAAATCCTCAGGAAGTTCCATGTTCTGAGACATACTCTCTGGTGCTTGACCACCACCCTCAAAATAATTCCGCACATGCTGAATTAAATTAGGGTCTTCTCGCATTGCATCGAGTATCGGCATATATGGTTCTAATTCATTAAGCTTGCCATTAAGACGTTTAGCTTCACGACTAGAATCACTATACCTTTTTTGCAAAGCATCATCACCTTGCTCTTGAACTCCGCTAGGGCTCGCTGGCGTGTTATCGCTTAAATCTTGCGAGGTTGACTGCGAATATTCGCTATCTATAATGCCTCCATTAACGCTAGAATCTAATTCTGCGAAAAAATCACTAGTATCAATACTATCTCCGCCATCATCAACAGAATTAATATCTACGTTATTGAGGTCTTTGACTTGACTTTCGGGGGCTTCTTGAGCGTTACCTACTTGTTCTTGTGCCATATTTTATCCTTTTATTGGTTTTTCTAAGTTAATACAAAAGTAATTATAAAAACAACTAATCTTTTCTGCTTACGCAAGATTTAATTTTGCTACTCCAAACGTAACCACTCTTACATTTTCTATTACCACCCTTCTCAGGGTGTTCTTTATTATGCTGAGCCTTACTAATAAGTTTAAGATTAGATTTATTAGTATTCTTTTTGTTACCATCTGAATGATGAACAACTTGACCTGGCTTAGCTTTAGCTTTATTACGATAATGTGTTTGACTAGTTCCATCTACCCATCTACCATTTGAACTTCCTGTTCTTGACATCTTTGGATAAGATTTCTTTTCCCAGGCCACTATTCAGTTTCTACTTCCTCAGCTTCTTGAGCTTGACCACCTTTAACCATCTCTTGCATATCTTTTCTCATTCTATCAAATTCAACTTTCATCATACCTCTAAGAAGTTTTTGTTGAGCTTCTGTTTCAAGAACATCTTTTCTAACTTCATTAGCAGCATCTCCAACTTTCATCTTAATACCAGCTTGTACTAATTGACGTTCTAATGTTTCTATCGTACCATCTTTATCTTTTACAGCTTCTTGCATAGATTCTAATTGACCTTGAAGTTGTGAATACATTGATTTTCTTTCAATAATTTGTTTCTTATTCCTAATATCAGTTTCACCTATCATAGCAATATCATCAATTAATCCAGACTGGAACCATCTAAAGTATTCTTCTAGTAATGCCCATCTATTTATTGGCATTGTAGCTCCAGCTATTATTCTTATATCAAATCTTGCAGATGCATAATCTTTAAATACAGATATAGCTTCACCATAATCATTATAAATTGGAATATTAATTCTTACTTCTTTTTCTTCATCAGGTATTTGACCCGCTTCAGGTTGTACGATTCTAAATACCTTTTCTACAGAATAATGATTTTGAGACATCATTTGAAAGCATCTTCCTAAATGTTCTAAAGCTGGTTCTACTACACTACCCATCCAAGCTTTAAGTCTTCTTGTACCAAATTCATCATTAGCAAGTAAACCTCTATATGTTTCAGATTGTTCTTGAGTAAATCCCATCATAGCTGAAGGAACACCAGCTATATATTCAGCATCTCCTTTGCCTTCTTGTGTAATAGTATAGAAAGCATTATTAATAGAAGCTGGCATTACTGGTGTAGGAGGTGTGAACCCTTGTCTATATTTCAATAATGCTCCAGGTGAAGATGAATACTGTTCCCATTCTTCTTCTGGCACAGAACCTTCTTCATACATCCATCTTAGATTAGATGCTAGATTTGCATTATGTAACATAATCTGATGAGCTTTATTTATTTCTTGTTGTTTACCAATTAAAGGAACAACTGCACTCATTGGATATGGTGTTCCACTATACATATAAGGAACAGGAATAATAGGATATTCAGAAACTGGAAGAATTCTTTCATAAAGAAAAACATCATCACCAACAGTACAAGTAAGATGAACTCTATCTTCATAGAATTTTATAGCTTCAACTATCTGACCTTCCATTTCACCACCTTTTTCAAGGACTTGATAGCTTTCTTCTGTCATAACTTGTTGGTCAATAATAGTAGCTGAATCTTGAGCTTGTGAAAGTAATTGAACTCTTTTTTCTTCAACAGCTTGTTGAGTCATTTTTGTAGCTCTATCTATTTCAAGCTCAGCCCTTTCAGGAATTATTTCACCAGATTGTAATGATTCTTGTATACTTAATAATTTTTCTTTTAATTGAACTTGAACTTCTTGTTCAAAATCAGCTAATTCTTGTTCAACTGATTCTTTTATTTGTTCCATTTCAACGGGTGAAGGCAATACTTTTATAAATACATTTCTGTAAGCATGTTTCTTTTTTGAATATGTTTCATAGTATGGGACAATATCATCATCTTCTCCTTCAATAGTAACACCCATTGTAATATCTTCAGGTTGAATTGATTGATAATCTGTTGAAGGTCTTTGTGAATAACTTACACTATCAGCTGAACCTGATACTTTTCTTATTTTACTAGCAAATTCAGGGAATATATTTATTAATTGAGTTTTAGCTACATTCTTCCTTACAGAAATAAAATTAGCATCTCTAAATAAAAAATCTCTACTAGCTGGGTCTACATATACATCATATGGGTCTAATCTTTTGAATACAACTTCACCCATTCCCTTATCAGCATCTTTATCAACATCAACCATAAAGTATCCGATACCTTTTGTAAGACTATCTAATACTACTTGACTATATATTGACTTACCATTTGAATGATACCAACAATAATCTGCTATGTCAGAATGAACTTGAGCGACATCTACATCATCACCAGTAGCTCCTACAGCTTTCCATCTTGGATTATTAGCTGTAACGAAATACTTCATAATTTCTATAATAGGAGTTACTCTATTAATAGTAAATGTAGGCATACCAGCTTCATGTAAAGAATCTGTTTCATCTTTAGTAAGCTGTTCATTCAAATAAAAATCATAACCTTTTTGACTTAATACATGCCATCTTTGTCTATGAGAATTATTAGCTTTATCCCATAGTAATTTATTTTGCTCCGCTCTTTTTTTGTTTGTCATTCTAGCCATATTCTTACCTTAAAAACTTCTTTACAACTTCTACAAAATGTTTAGGGTCACCCTTGCCACCCTCTGTATTATAATACTTTTTCCAATAATCAGCTTGACCTTCTATTGTATTAGGCATCTTCTTAGGAACTCTCCAATACTTTATTCTCGCATGAACTATACCAGCTGCAATATTCTTTTCTAGTATTTCTTCCCATAATTTCTCATCATATGTTTGCCAATGCTTTAAATCAACTAATGTTGCTTCAGCGCATTTAGCCATTAACTTTGGTCTATGCTTGAGATAATGAATTAAATTATCTACAGCGGAACTGGGCTCTACCTGCCAAAAGCTTCTCGCGGGACCATCTCCCATCTGTCTAATATATTCATATCTAGACTCTACAATACCAGTCGCTAAAACTAAATCTACAGCTGAGCTACTTGCATACTTATCACCAAGCTTTGAACAAGTGTCAGCAACTAGTGTTCTCATTTGACTTATACTTATCATATCAAACTTATCCTTTCTTATTGAACTTCCAACAGTAGATATCATCAGAAGTAACCAACATATTATTTTTTTTAAAATAGATTAAGCTGGGTCTTGAGGGCTTCTTCCGCCCTTAGATATTGGTTTATTAGCTTTCTTAGGACCTGCTTTTGCACAGCTATAACTTCTACCATCCCAAGAAAAAGACTTGGCTCCACCAGCACATCCAGATTTAAAAGCAGAACGGAAGTTTTTAGCCGCACCTGACTTCTTTTCATACTTGACGTAATCGCCGCCTTTAGTAGAAACTTTTTTAACAGCTGCTCTACGAACTTTAGTTCCAGCTTTAGCTCCTATTGCCTTAGCTCTAGATTTCTTAGTACTAACTACACCAGTACCTTTAGCTTTTTTACCAGCTAATTGTCTTTCACCAGCTTTAATAGCTTTTTTACCTTCTTTACTACGCTTACGAGCTGCGACTCTTTCTCTACCAGATTTAGTAAGTCTATCACCTATTGTATACTTACCTGCCGCTTGTCGTTTTTTTCTTCGCTCTTTTAATTTACCTATTGGCATAAGATTCTCCTATTATTATTATGCTACTATCCAATTCTTCGCTTTCTTTTTAGGCTTATACCAAGTCAAATCCTTTTCATTCTTCCTTAAATCAGGAGGAAATGCATGCGTTTGAGCATAATACAGAGTCTCTATGGTATCATCATGAGCCATTCTAGGTCCAAAAGTAACAATTTCATTTATTAAATCAAACATATTTTCTCTTAAATGTACTGTTCCTGTACTAAAACGACCCGAAAGCCCACTATATATTCTATTTATCTTCTGTCTACCTCCTGGTTTTTCAGGAATAACAGCAATATCAAACTTATTTATACGTCTTCTTTCTGAATTCAATGCTTGGAAAACACTCCTATTCATAGCAACATCTTCTACTGTACTTGATATACAATGATACTTTTCATGCATATCCATTATATAATCAACTACACCCTTTCTTCCTATCACTTCACCTTCTACAGATTTTTGACCTACAGTTGGAATGCTTCTATGTCTTTCATATTCTAAAGCATATAAATTATTTTCTGAGTCAATCGCAATAGCCATGATAACAGAAAAATCAGAATCCTTAGTATCAATATCTGTGGCAGGGTCACAACCAACAAAGGTATTAACAGGAAATCTTTCTCCATCAATAACCAAGTAATTTTGATTTTCTTGTACATTGTGTTCATAATATCCTTCCCAGTATTTAATATGTTCTCTAGTCCATAATGAATCTTCAAGGCTTTGTACCTCCATCATATATTCTTGGAAAAACTTTTGAGGCTGACCAGAATCTGAATAAAACTTTTTCTTTTCTTCTAGTTTTGTCTTTGGAAAGAAACTTGACCATAATGGGTCACCATCTTTAGTTACAGCTTTATATGTAATAACTTTCCAAGCAAAGTCTTTATTAGCTTTTTTAGCTCTGCTATGATTGATAAGAAGATTATTAATAAAGGAATCATGATGTACGGGAGTACCATTAACACGCAGCCTACCAGTATGAGGCTCAAGCGCGGGATAAACAACAGCAGTAACCAGATTTGCATTTTTATCTCTAGCGTCTCTTGTGATTGTATTTGCTTCATGTTCAAAGTCATCTAATATAATAAGGTCATATCTTTTATGTAATTTAGCTCCACCACGAATACCTGCTACATTTGATTTACTTATTAATTTACATCCATTTGATAATTCAATATCTTCTTCTGTCCACTTAGGACCTTTCATCATACCAAAATAATACTTTATTTTATCATTAAATTCAAGGTGATATTTAATATAATCCATATTTCCTACTGATAACTTTTGAGTAGCAGATACCCAAGCATAAAAATGCATATCATCTTTAGGGCAAAATAAGAAATCTTTTAATATAGATGCTTTGGTTAGAACTGTCTTCCCGTGACCTCGAGGGAGTATTATTGCGAGTTGCTTTACGGATGGGTCGTCAATATTATCAGCGACCTCATAGTGGAAGGGGGGTGTTTCACTCCGCATGAAGTCATCGGGCAAGAACAGTTTTCCAAATGATATTAAATCTTTACTTGCTAGTTCAAAAACTTCTTCAGCTTGACTAACATTATTTAGGTTTAGATTCGGGGCTTTCTGCATCTTCAGCTTTTTTATCTAAAAATTTTGTAAAATTATCAACATCGCCATTCATTTCAATATAATTCTCAAAGATTATTTCAAAATTACGATTATTATTTATTACTTTAGAAACTACATACTCTAAATATTCAATCCTTTTTATAAGTTGTTTCCTTTGTATGCCCCTTTTTGTTCCTCTCATATTATATTCCTTTAAAACATTATTTCATTATCAAACACTTGAGATTCAACAGAATTAGGGTCATAACTTAAAAAATCTAAAAATTCTTTATTAGTCATACCCATAACACCAGCAAATGTATTCGTTAATTTTTCTATTGTTATTGAATTATACTCCATTAATCCAAAACCTTTTCTCATATTTCTATCAGTTGCTTTAAATGCATGAGACATTAGCTTAGCATCTATTCTATCTTTTAATTCTTCACCTGTTAATTCTGGATACATATTTCTAGTTTCTTCTGTTACTTCTTTTCTAATTTTTATTTCAACTTCTCTTGTATATCTTGGCATCTTGTCTTGCAAAGCAGCATCCGCATCCAAATCTGATACATCTGGGAATGAAGGGTCAGGAGAACCAACGATTTCACCTTTTTGACCAGGAATTTCACCTTTTCTTGCTCTTTCAATTAATTCTTCAAAATCTCTCATTACAGTATCCATACCGTCTTCTATAAAATCACCTTTTTCATCAATAAAATATTTACCAGCTTTTTTACTCCAATCTGATTCTCTACCAACACCTGCGAAAACTCTACCGTCACCACTAAATATTATTCTAGCTTTTTGTTTTACAGCTTGATTTATCATAGCGTATAAAGAATCTAAACTCAAGTTAGTTTCTTTTATAACCCAATTATTATTTAATGAATATTCTATAAAATCTCTTAACAGTAAACCACTATGAACTCCAGCACGGTCATTATTTCCAGCTTTAAAGAAACTTATACCATCTATTATATTTCTACCTTTATCATCAACATCATTACTTACATTAAATTCGAATTTAGATTTAAGAGTATTATCTGTATCAACACTATAAAGTTTTATTTTATTATCAAATTCTCTTTGTTGTCTACCAATAATAATATTTCTATCTTTTTCACCTTTACCAGCTTTCCTTTGAACTATTACCCCTATATCTTCTGGTAATTCAAGTACATTTAAATTTTTATAACTTGATTCAGGAGGTAATATCTCAACTCCTTTTTTCATATTTAAATCTTTATATGCTATATATTCTATATCTTCTAATTCTGATAATCCTGTAGTTTTAAATTTACCACTTTGAATTTCATCTACAAAAGTACCTCTATTTCTACTACCTCCCCCTCCTCTTATTATTTCATTAAATCTTTGAGTAGCTTCTGGCGGTACAGCAAACGCTTCTGATACTCTATCTACCATTTCACCTCGAGCAGTTTGGTCTCTAAATGACTCTCTTTGAACTGGTGTTAAATTATTATATATTCTATCTACTTCTGTGATAGGAGCTTCTGACATAGGTCGTGAACCATTTTGTGTAAGATTTTCTATGGATTGAGTAACTTCATCCATATCCCCTGTTGCATCAAGATTATCTGGTGATGCTAACATTCTTTCACGGTATCGTCTTTGTTGAAATTCTCTTGCATGAGCATAAAATTCTGAGTCACTCATATCATCAAAAGCTTTTGGTTTTTTCAATTTCTTTATTGCTTTACTAGCAGCGGCTCCATAACCAGTAGCTTCTAAAGCTCCAAATGCTACATCAAGATTTGAATACTTACCAGTTTCAGGGTCGCCTGTTAATGGAGCTAACATTGATAATGTAGTACTTGGCATTGGCATTCCTTTTTCACCAGCTAAAGGACTACCTGGTTCAACGATTGAATCCATCATCATACCAGTAGCAGGATTATATAATCTAGATACACCAAGTTCTTTAAATTTTTTATTACTTTTTTCTACTGGAGCATCTAATATTTTTGATAATTTACCTACAGCTCTTGAATATGAAGATAGTCCACTAAGTTCATACTTAGGCTTTATTATAGTTTCTAATACGCTTTCTTTAGGTTCTTCCACATTTCTATCTATTGTTTCATCTAGTTCTTCTAAAAAAGAACCAATATTTACTCTAGACAATCCGTTAGCCATTTTTACTATTTCCTTTAAATATTAGGTTATGTGTATCGAGTTGGTCAACAAGTTGTTTCATTGTCATAATCTTCCTAACAATATATCTATCTGGAAACTCAACTTCTAACTGCGTTAAACCTTCTGATGTCTTTTTAAGAGCATCAATCGTCTGACCCAGAGTCAATTTGTCTACTTGCATTTCCATCTCCTAATTTATCCTTTTCTATATTTTCAAGTTGTTCAGGGCTAAATCCTTGAAAAACTCCAAACATTCCAACTTCTTTTTGTTTAACTGTAGTACCAGTGGTACCTATAATCTTACCAATTTCTTTTGTAGATTGCAAAACTATATTATCATCTTCACTATGGTCTGCCAATAATTTTAATTTCCTTAGAACAAATTCATGGTCTAGACCTAATGTCTTTGAAACTTCTAATACACTTCTCTCTACTTCTTGCATAATTCTTTCCTGTTTTAATAATACTACTGCTTTCTTTCTAGCTTTTTCAGGGTTCGCTTCTTCATATGCTTCCATATATGATTTAACTGCACCCATACCACCTGCTACGTTTACGGAGAATATACGCTCATTTTTAGTTAAGTTCTCACGCTCTTTTACCCTAGTTGATGTATTCTTAATTTTTGTACTAAATGTATATCTATTAGGATGTTTACTAAAATCAGTATCCATCTTAGTATTCTCTCTATTGAGAAACGTACCTACAATCGTTCTGACCCATCCTTTCGCCCAAGTATAATTCTTTCTATCTTGAGGATGCTTTATATCACTTACCTTTAATAATTGTACAATTCTTTCATCATCGCTCCACACCCAATCGTTTTCTTGTGCAGTGCGCCAATTTTTTAATGGTAGTTTATTTGGATAGTCTTCTTGAAATTCATCTATATCATCATAGACGTAGTGACGCTTTCCTTTTATTTTTTGATATTCCACTTTATTTTATCTCATCTATCTTAAATTCACTTAGTAGACTATCTTCATTTGCATCATTTGTAAAAGATACAATCGCATCTACGAATCCTTGGATATATGATTTTGATTCTATAGTAGTATCGAAAGACCTCATTACAGCATGAGAGCCATCTTCTTTTCTTTCTTTCCACAATACTATATATTTTCCTCCGTATTGCATTATGCTACCCCTTCATCTTCTGTACCTAATTCATTTATTCTATTATCCTCTAAAGCCCTTATTAACATATTAACTTCTATAGGAATCCAATACACACTATTGTTTATTTCTAATGGAACTAGGTTTACATTCTCATTACTAGTTAAATCGTGTACCAACTCTTCTCTAGCATCTAATGGTATCGCTTCTAGCCATGTTATTTTTTCTGCCATTATTTTTTCTTATCTTGATATTTAGAGAACCCATGTGATAAAAATTGACCAGCTTCAAGTGAAGGTACTGGAATATAATCTTTTCTTTCTTTTGCCATTTTTTGAGCTTCCCTTATTCCATATTCTTTAAGTTTTTTAGTTGGATTTCCTTTTGAATCTCTAGTTCTTCTTACCCTAGGAAATACAATCCATTGTTTTAATTCATCATCATATTCAACTTGAGTAAATACTGATTGATTTTTTTTGGTTCTTAAACCTGAACTTACAGCTCTTTCAACCCAAGGATACTTTATTCTAAGTGATTTAACATAATCTTCACCTAATGTGAATGTATCCATTAGTTTATCTTCTATTTTTTGTCCAGCCATAATAACTTTAATATACACCCCTTATATATATAATGTTTATAAATATATAATATCTATAAGCGCTCTATTATTTAATAAGGGGGGGTAGTCGAACCTAAGGTAAATGACCATGTGTTGTCAAGAATTTTTTTACAAAATGTTATGGAGTGTTTTATTGATAGGTACACCTCATTAATGAGATTCGTGTTTATTGATTTTAGTTATTTTTGATTTTAAATGTTTTATGATTAATTAATAAGGAGTAATAGTAATGAATAAAATAGTTGAGTTGATACTCAGTCAAATGGGTAATCAAGAACCAGTCTTAGGTAAAGCTGAGATGAAGGCTGTAGCACTTGCTACTATAAGTCAGAACTTCGCGATAGCTGCTCGAAGGGGTAGACCTATCTTTGCTAGTAATCTAGTCAAGGATATGGGTGCCTTTAACAATGCAGCATCAGGAGGTATTGACCTAACTTCTTTACTCATGTTAGCTCAAGCTGAGAAAGCAGAGGCAACTGACACAGTAGACGCGACAGCCGTTGATACTTTTAGTCAGAGGTTAGATGCTATTGAAGCTGCTGTAGCTAAGGTAGCAAAAGCAAAGTAGGCTCTTTGCCTACTTGCTCCATCGCCGCTACGCTCGCAATTAGAAACAGCTGCTTGTGTATCGGAACTATGTAGTTATGTAGGGTTATTTGTATATTTATACTACTCTCCAATGTGTATTGAATGTTACAACTACAGATAGCCCTATAAACTACTTGTATATTACAAATATTTAATAACATGGTCATAAAACTATTGTACCACTAAAACCAATAGTTAACTTCTTTAGCTCTATAGGAAGTAAAGCAGGAGATAGAGCATATCATAAAAAATAATAAGCAATCACCCACATGGCAGTATTGAAGCTGTAGAGGGAGAGGATATGAAGATATTCTTCGGTCGCGTGACCATAGTTGGTTAGACAGAGTGAGGTTAAGATGTTAAGGGAGCTCATAACTTATGAGTGTTGACGTAGCGCATTGCTAAAAGAGCCGTAAATGCCAAGCAACCAAGCTTATTATTAATTTGTGATTTTGTTTGAGAAGCCGTAGACATGTTGGTAGAATTCGGACTCTATCTTAAAAGACGTGTAGTGGAGTTAGGTAGGTGTAGTGCACTGCAAGTCCTAATAAATCACAATAATAATTAATTAAATTAAAGATAAGGAATAATAATAATGTGGATAGAAATTAAAAAACAATTAATAAATCTTAATAATATTCAAACTATAAGATGGGATGACACAGATAATGATGTATTTCTTTATTTATATCCTCCATCAAATATATCAGCTGGAAATGGTAGAATTGATTTTCATTGGCCTGTTAAACATAATGATGGTAAGTATAATGATAGTGCTATAGATGATTTACATATTGTTAATAAAGAATTAGCTAAATTAACAAAAACTTTCCAAAGAATCTTTAAGTGTGACTTAGCTGATAATAGTGATGATGTGATAGTTCAAGCCGTAAGAGATATTGGTCAAAGAGGTGAATTTATAGGTGAATAACAACCCCTTTCACATAATACTAGTATGCCGAACGCCTAGATAGATTGAAATGGCACTAGGGTCTCATTCGATATAAAGAGACAACGGGAATATAATAAAATGGTATGGTGATGATGTACACATCTTTATTATTGGTGATAAATTTGCTTAGATGAAATACTCTATATAAAATAAACGAAGGCAAGCCCGTAGACATACCATATATAAATAATTAAATAGGAGAGAATAATGCCACATAAAGAAGCAAAGTCTAATAAACGTAAAAGAATATTATTAAATAAAAAATTAAATAGTCAAGGCAGAACAGCTGCTCAGATTGCAGCTAAGAAGCGTAAATTAGAAAGAAGAGAGCAATGATTATGAAATTGAAATCAAAAGATGAAATAACTGTTAAATTAATAGAAAAATTAGAACAACATCAAAAATGTGATATTAATGATGTAGGTGAAAGAGTAGAATTAGATGGTGCAATAAATATACTAAAATGGGTATTAGGTATTCCACAAGATTATACAAAAGGTGAGAATAATGAATCAGATTAATATAATTACTCCATATAAAATGTATGGAACATGGGTATTTGATGATAGTTCAGTTGGATTAATCAGAGAACCATTTGTAGCAGGTGCTGATGTAGCTATTGATAAAATAGTTGAGCATCTTGGGATTAAAACAGATAAAATTGTAATGACATTTTCTAAAGATGATTTTCCTGGTAGTCATGTTAGATTAGATTACCTAGTTAAAGATATAGAAAAAGAAGGTGATTATTATAATATAGTTGATGATAATTTTAATTTAGAACTTTGGTTATGTCCAGCTTTATTAAAATATTTTGATGAACCACCTAAAGAAATTTATATAAAAATTGAAGAATATAAAGAGGAGATATCATGACAACATTCGTAACAATACCAGCTATAATGTTTATAGTGATGGTAGGATTTATAATATTTTTAATAGCATTTAACTTCTATCTATTCTATAAATGGGGAAAATCTCTTGAAGAGTTGGATTATATAGAAAAAGAAAATAACTATAAGGAGAAACAATATGTCAGTTCAAATAACTAAGAAAGATTTCTTAGAGTATAAAGAAGTACAAGAAAGTGGTGAGTTTAATATGTTTGACCCTAAAGCAAGAGAGATGACATCATTAAGCAAAGACCAATGGCTTAGAATTATAAAAGAATATAATAAACTAGATGAAGCATGGGGTAAAGATAATGAATAAGACAGTTAAAAGAAAAGAGCCTAGAAGATATAGATTAAACAATGTATCAATGAGAGAAATTAAAGATAAGTATCCAGATAAAATTGTTGATGCTTATACTGAAGGCGGAAGATTAGTATTACAACTAGACACTTGTAGAATAAAGTTTGATGAAAGAGTTAAGCAAAGATTTGGTGATAGATATGGAGCGATTCATACAGGCAAACTAGTAGAGAGTACTTGATTTTCTGAGTAGAATTTTGTAAATTAAAATAGTGTAAAGGAGGTTATTGTTGAAGTTAGAGTTATCAAAGATATATAATGATTATCTGTCTGAAATAGAATCAGATAACAAATCCAAGTACAAAGAGAAGAATCCAGGAAAGTATTATAGAGCCTCATCAGCAGGTCATTGTTTCAAAAAGCATTGGTATTCTATCAATGGATATGAAGGCAAAGAGATAGATGAGAAAAGTAAAAGACTTCTCAGGCTTGGTACAATAGTACATGAAGATATTCAAAAAGCAATAGAGTGGGATAATAAAAGAACTTATGAAGTAGAGTTACCTGAAGGAGCTCAACGACAATTTGGATACACATCACATGTAGAATATGCAGTAGTAATAGAAGAATTAAATGTTATGGGTAGTGCTGATATAGTTGTTATTGAAGATGCAGAATCAGCCTGTGTTGTTGATATTAAAACTACTCATTCATATAAGTGGAAGATGATGTTCGGAAGAAATAGAGAGCCAAAGCCAAGTAGAATGTATGAGTTACAATTAGGTACTTATGCTTTAGGTGTATGTCATCAAGAAGATATTCCTCCAGAGAATATATCTATGTATTTAATGTATTATAAAAAAGATGATAGTCTTATGAAGCCAGTAGAAGTTAATAATGCATGGATGGATAACGCTGCTGAGTATTGGATATCATTAAAAGAAACATTAGACATGGTTAAAGATGAATCAGACTTACCAAGAGATACATTTAATGTTCCAGTTGAACAATGGGAATGTAGATATTGTCAGTTTGAACCAATCTGTAACTAGAGGAGAAATAATGAAAGTAAAAGAATTAATGTGGATTCTTACTACATTAGATAAAAATGCTGTAATAGATATATCTAGTGATGAAGAAGGAAATAGATATGGAGATATTGATAATGGAGTAGCTGAAGGAAAATTAGTTAGTGGTGAAAAAGTATATAGTCTCTATCCTATGTCATCAGAAGACCCAGAAGATAGATATCTTGAAAATTATAAAGATATTAAAAAGGATATAATATGACAGATATAACTATGGAAGAAGCATCTGAGTTTGTATTTCACAAATGCGAAGATGAAACTGTAAATAATTTAATGAATAAACTATCTAATAGAGCTGTTAATTCAAATGCAAAACATGGCAACACAATCAATAATGTTAAGAAGACAACCAAACAATGGGTTGTTGAAGCATTGGAAGAGTCTATGGATATGTCAGTTTATTTACAAAGACTATTAGAAAAAATAGAGAAAGAGGAAATTAATGAACGAGTTGACATTAATAGAAAACGGCTCCCTAACTGCGGTTAGTGAAGCATTAAATAATATTACTAAACATCATAAGAAAGTTAGTGATATTAAAACACCTAAACCTTTTGTTAAACAGAAGATGGGTATGGATTATGTAGAATACTCTTATATGAGAGAGATTGCAGATAAACATTATCCTGGTTGGAGTTGGACTGTAATTAAAACAGAGTTTGCTGGTACAGAAGCTTATGTAGTACATGGTAGATTGAAGTGGTTTGATAATGGAGTATGGAGAGAAGGTGATTCTACAGCCGCTCATAGAGTTCAAAAGAAACGTGGTAGCGATAATTATGTAGACTTAGGTAATGATATTAAAGCAGCTAATACTGATTGTATCAAGAAAGCCTTTAATATGTATATGAATATTGCTGATGATGTATATCGTAATCAAGTAGAAGACCCTGAATTAGATGATAAGCAATTAGAAATTATTACAGATTTATCAAAGATAGCAAATCGTGAGAAAGAAATAATGGAAAAAGTAGAGAATGGTGACATCAATGCATTTAATTATAAAGCTGCTGTTGCCAAATTAGAAAGGCTTGCTAAGTGAGTGAATATTGGTTAGAAGAGGGTTACTCAATGAATGAGTATTATCAAGAAATGTATGAACAAAGGATAAAGAATATGAATAGTTCTTATGATGAAAATATATTAGTGCCAGGTTCTCAATATACAGTAGGTACTAATGATGGTAAAGAGTTTAAGAAAGTAGCATATATTGGACTTAAACAATTAAATGGAAAGCCAATGATGGTTTTCAAAACTATGGAAGATAAGCAGGTAACTGTTAATCCCAGTTTTCATAGTTTTATAATAGAAGAAGAAACCGAAATGAATCCTGTTGCTTATGAGCAATCAGGGTGGAATAAGGAGTAATAATGGGAAAACTAACAGTAGCAGATGCTAATGAGTTGCTAGAAAAAGGAGTCATCACCAAAGAAACTTTAACAAAGATGCAGAATGATGGTCTTGTTTCGACAAGAAGTAAATCTGCTGAAAGATATATTGAGTCTTCTAATGGAAGTTGGGTAACACCAATATTCTATTATAGAGGACTAGGTGATGGCAAATATACTCAAAAGATGACTGAACTCAGAACAGAAGTCAACAAAGTCATAGAGAAGTATACAGTAACTAAGCATGAAGTAGTAAATACAGAAACAAAAACAAAGAAAAATAATAAAGGAAAGAATGGAAAATGATTGAAACTAAGACAACTTTTAATGAGACAACTGATGGATTTACACCAAGTCCAGAAGGAGTATATCCTTGTCATGTAGTAGCTGTTGATTCAAGAGAATACAATGGTAATAAAGTATTTAACTTCCAGTTTAAAGTAGCTGATGAAGTTGAAAAACTTAAACTACCTACAATGGAAAGTGATGGCAACGGATGGTATACAGTTAAAGTAGATGAAGATGGTAAAACTGTTGTTCAGAGCGGTAAGCCTTTTGCTGGTAGAAAATTCTTTAGTAAAGGTGTATGGTTTACACCAGAGCCTGTTAAAGAAGAAAGATGGAAGAATAGAACATACAAAGAGTTTTGTGAAAACTTAGGTGTTATATTTAGAACAGAAGGTGATGAAGTATGCTTAGATGAAGTTGAAGCATCAGATGTAGTAGGAAAACCTTGTCTAGCTAAAGTCTCAATGAATGAGTATGAAACTAGAGATGGTGAAACTAAAAGAACTATGCAAGTATTTAGCGTAACGCCATGGAAAGATGGTGTTGCACTATCAGCTGATGAAGTTGAAGAAGACTTGCCCTTCTAGTTAAATTATGTATGGCTATGAAAATTTGATAATTGACTTGGGTTGGATGCACTAAGTTTAATTAGGTTGGATTAGCCATACTATTTTATATTAAAGAAAGAAGTATTATGAAAGCAACACAAATTATAGCAAAGAGAAAATCTTTATGTCCTGGGTGCTCTCAAAACATATTTCCAGGAGTTCCATGTAAAGTATATAATGACAAATGGTATCATGTAGAATGTTGGCAAGAGATGTGGGATAAGATTGCAGAAGAAAAAGA